AAACAAGTATCTAAACAGCCAAAAGCGATTGCAAGAAAAACGAAAAAATACAGAAGCTACTCGTAGGTTACAAAATGAGCTTTCTACACACATTAAAGATTGAAGAGAGAAGAATACTTCGAGAGGTTGTTAAGAGAGTACACCTGAAACATCACCCTGAACAATTCTGTACTGATAGGGAAGCAGATAAAGTTATAGCTGTTATTGGTCCTGAAACAGTAGACAAGTTATTAAGGATCGGAGTTAATACAAACATTGATAACGTTTAAGTATAAACCTGATGGTGATATCCTAAAGTCTTTTATGAAAGACAATACTTTTTTTCGTGGCATTAGAGGTCCAGTTGGTAGTGGCAAGTCAGTTGCTTGTAGTATAGAAATATTTAGAAGAGCCTTAATGCAAGAACCTGATAAGTCAGGTAAGAGAAAAAGCAGATGGGCAATCATAAGAAATACTAATCCACAACTTAGAACAACAACTATCAAGACTTGGCTTGATTGGTTTCCTGAGCAAGATTGGGGTAAGTTTGCATGGTCTGTGCCATATACTCATATGATTACAGCAGGTGATCTTGAGATGGAAGTTATCTTTCTTGCTCTTGATAGACCTGAAGATGTAAAAAAATTATTATCATTAGAACTTACTGGTGTGTGGGTCAATGAGGCTAGAGAAATACCTAAATCTATTATTGATGCTTGTACTATGAGAGTTGGCAGATATCCTAGTGTTAAAGATGGTGGTGCTACATGGTCAGGTGTTATTTGTGATACCAATAGTCCTGAAGAAGATCATTGGTGGTCAATTATGTCAGGTGAAGTTCCAGTTCCAGATCATATTACTTTGGAAGAAAGTCGTATGTTAATTAAGCCTGATAACTGGAGATTCTTTACACAACCTAGTGGCATGATAGAAGAAAAAGATAAAGATGGTATTGTTAGTGGATACTTACCAAATGACAAAGCAGAGAATACTAAAAACATATTAGATTCATATTATCCTAATTTAGTACAAGGTAAAACAAAGTCTTGGATTGATGTGTATGTTATGAATAGGCTTGGTAGTATTCAAGATGGTAAGCCAGTTTATAATATGTTTGTAGCTGATACTCATGTTGCAAAAGAAGAAATACCAGTAGCAGATGGTGTGCCAGTATATATAGGATTAGACTTTGGTCTTACACCTGCGGCAGTCTTTGGTCAAAAGGTTAGAGGTAGATGGAATATATTACAAGAGATTGTAGCTTTTGATATGGGAGTTGTAAGATTTGCAGAGTTACTTCGTGCAGAAATAGCAACACGATATGCAAACTGTGAAGTGCATATTTATGGTGACCCAGCAGGAGATTTTAGATCTCAAACAGATGAATCAACTCCTTTTCAGATATTGCGAGGTGCAGGATTGACTGCTAGACCTACGCAAAGCAATGATGTTGCGTTAAGAATAGAGTCTGTAGCATCTGTATTAAATAGAATGGTAGATGGCTTATCAGGGATTTTAATTGACTTTAGGTGCAAAGAATTGGTAAAAGGGTTTGAGGGGGGTTATCAATATCGTAGACTTCAGGTGTCAGGAGAACGATATGAAGATAAACCTCTGAAAGATCGATACTCACATATCCATGATGCTTTACAGTATTTGATGTTGGGTTCAGGTGAAGGAAGGCAGGTACTAGGCATGAATAAAAAGATAGAAACATTTAATGCTAGAGTAGATTATGATGTCTTTAATCGCAGAGCAAAACCTCAAAGACGAGTAGGCTTATGGGCAAGAATGTAAGGAGAGTCTAATGTGTTTACCTAGTGGTCGTTCAAGTCCTCCACCTCCGACTAAAGAAGAAAAAGAAGCAGAGATGGAAAGAGATGCTCAAAAAGAAGTTGAAACAGCTAAGAGAGCAGATGCTAGACAAGAGGTGCTTGAAGAAAATATTACTGCAAAAAGAAAAGGTAGTGGTAGAAGATCATTGCTACGAGGTTCAGGTGGTGGCATAGGTTTCTACAACGAATACGATATGTAATGAATGAAAAGACTGTAGAAAAATTACTTCAAAACTATGAGAAAGCAAAGGCTCATAGATTGCATTTTGAAGATGTTTATGATGAAATATTTGATTTCTGTTTGCCACAACGTCAAGGTTTTAAAACTGTAACAGTTGGTGAAAGACGAGATGACAGAATATTTGATGAAACAGCAGTTGTGGGTATTCAAGAATTTGCATCAAGATTACAATCAGGACTAACACCGAACTTTGCTAGATGGGCAGACTTTGTTACTGGTCAAGAAGTACCTGAAGAAGAAAAAGATGATATAAATAATGCACTAGATCAAGTAACTGATTATGTATTTGAAATATTACAGACCTCAAACTTTGCACAAGAGATACATGAATGTTTTATAGATCTTGCACTTGGCACTGCTGTTCTTTGCATTATGGAAGGTGATGCAGTTAATCCTATAAGATTTCAATCTATACCTTTACCTCATGTAGTTTTAGATACTGGACCTGATGGTAAGGTAGATCATATTTATAGAGAACGTCATATTAAAAATGAAGATTTAATGGTTGCATATCCTAATGCTGTATTTACACCACAAATGTTACAGGATATGACAAGAAACCCTGATGCTAAAAGAAAAATTTTAGAGATATCTTGTAAGTTATATGATGATCCTAATGAAGAAAAATATGGATATTATATAATAGATCAAGGTCATAAAGAAATGTTTATGTCTGAAATCTATAAAGGTGTAGGTTCAAACCCATTTATTGCATTTAGATGGAGCAAAGCTAGTGGTGAAATATATGGCAGAGGTCCTGCATTAAATGCTCTTAGTGCAATCAAAACCTGTAATTTAACTATAGAAATGATCTTAGAAAATGCACAGATGGCTATATCAGGTATCTATCAGATAGATGATGATGGTGTTATTAATGTTGACACAATAAACTTAGTCCCTGGCACAGTCATTCCAAAAGCACCAAACTCTCAAGGATTACAACCTATTAGAGCGGCAGGTTCTTTTGATGTAGCTAATTTAGTTTTAAATGATATGAGGAATAATATAAAGAGAGCTTTGTATAATGATATGTTAGGTGATCCTAATAGAACACCTGCATCAGCTACAGAGGTTGCAGAACGTATGGCAGATCTATCAAGAAAGATAGGATCAGCATTTGGTAGATTGCAATCCGAGATGGTGCAACCATTATTACAAAGAGTTGTCTACATATTACAGAAGCAGGGTCGAATAGAAATGCCAACAGTCAATGGTAGGGAAGTTAAAATTCGTAGTGTTTCTCCCCTAGCACAAGCACAGAGTAATCAAGATATTGTTTCTCTTAATCGTTTCCTACAAACTGTGGCAGGTTCATTCGGTCCTGAAATATTAAATATTCTTATATCATCAGAAGAAACTGCACTCTATTTAGCAAAGAAGTTTGGTGTGCCTGATAATTTAATTAGAGATGCAGATGAAAGACAACAGTTAGTACAGATGGCACAACAGATGCAACAGATGCAACAGCAAGGAGAACTACCTAATGCCGCAACACTTGGGGGTTGACGGATATCCTAGACCTAAAGATAAAGACGAACAAATTTCCAAAGTTATAGAATCAGTATTCAAAACTCCAAATGGTTTGGAGATGTTACAGTATTTAAAGTCAATAACTATCGAAGCAGTCAGTGGTGCTAATATTTCAGATGCAGAACTTAGGCATTTGGAAGGGCAACGATATTTAGTGGCTTTAATAGTTAAGAGAATCAACCATGCACAAAGGATAAAGAAATGAGTGAAGAACAAGCAACACCAACAGAATCAGCTACAGAAACCCCAACAGAAGCTAGTGTACCTCCCACAACTACTGAGTCTGTAGCTGAACCAACTAGACCTGAAGGCTTACCTGAAAAGTTTAATACTTGGGAAGATATGGCTAAGTCATACTCAGAACTAGAGTCATGGAAAGGAAAGAAAGAAGAAGATATAAAGGCTAATGTTTTACAAGAGTTAGAAACAGAAGCATATGCTAATAGACCTGCTAGTGCAGGTGACTATCAAATACCTGAGATACTTGATGAAGGTGAAGCCGCAACTAATCCATTACTTAAATGGTGGGCAGATTATTCTTGGGAAAATGGATTATCACAAGATGAGTTTAATGAAGGTATAACAAAATGGGCAGAGCATACTGGTAGTAATCAACCTGATCTTGAGCAAGTAAAAAAAGATTTAGGTGATAATGCAAATTCAAGAGTAGAGGCTACACAGTTATTTGTTAATAAGTTTTTTCCTGAAGAACTGCGAGATGCTGTTGCAGAACTTGGCACAAGTGCAGAAGGTATAAAGGCATTAGAACTTATACAAAGATCAATGCAACAAGCTACACCAAATGCTCAAGGATCATCACCATCTAAAGTTACTATTGAAGATCTTATGGCTAAGATGCGAGATCCTAGATACTATGATCCTGCAAGAAGAGATAAAGCATATGTTCAAGAAATAACTGATGGCTTCAAGAGAATTTAATGGTGAGGGTATCTATGATGGATACCCTATAGTCAAATCACATATAAAACATCTAAATTATCTGCAAAATAATATGAGAGATGCAGATGTTAGAGAGTGCATGATACATGGTGCAACTCCTTTTCGTGCTTTGATGGCAGGTATTAGAGAGCCAAATGGTGAAAGTTTTAGTGTTATGATTGATGGACAACCTGCATTTATCTTTGGTTGCAATCCTATTTTGGATAATATGATTGGTAAAATATGGGCATTAGGCACATATGATATATATAAAATACAAAGAAAGTTTCTTAAATGGTGTGTGCCAGTAGTAGATTATTTTCAAAATAAGTATTATCAGCTAGAAAATGTAGTACCTGCTGACCATGCTAAGACATTACAATGGTTAGATTACATAGGTTTTGAAGTAATAGAACAACCTATAATGATTAATGGTTTTGCTGTTTTGCGATTTGTACGTTGCAAAGGCGAAAAAATTTTGGTAAATAAAGAATATAGCCCAGTTTGTAGCTGATAGCCCTAACGGATAACTAGATGAAGCTAACATTGGATAACTAGATAAAATGTAACTTTAACTTTTTAGTGGAGAACTGAAATGGCTAATACAATAGATACAGCCTTTATTACCCAGTTCGAGACCGAAGTGCATTTAGCTTATCAAAGAATGGGTAGTAAATTAAGAAATACTGTCCGTACTGTAGCTAACGTACAAGGAAATACAGCAAGGTTTCAGAAAATTGGTACTGGAACTGCGAGTACTAAATCTCGAAATGGACAAGTAACACCAATGGAACTAGCACATACAACTGTAGATGTAACAATGCAGGACTTCTTTGCCGCAGAGTTTATCGACAAGTTAGATGAGCTAAAGACCAATATAGATGAGCGACAAGCTGTGGCAACAAGTGCGGCGGCGGCTCTTGGAAGAAAAACTGACGAGTTGCTTTATACTGCAATGGATTCAGGTGCTAATAGTACACAGATACATGACACAAGTTCTGCTGTTCAAAAAGCAGATTTGTTAGCTGTATTTGAAACTTTTGGTACTGCAAATATTCCAGAAGATGGTGGCAGATATATTGCTATGCACCCAAAGGGATATGCTGACTTATTTAATATTACTGAGTTTGCATCATCAGACTTTGTTGGTGAGCAGAACTTACCTTTTGCAGGTGGCATGACAATGAAAGAGTTCTTAGGATTTAAGATTTTTTCTACTGCGGCTATCACAGCAGGTAAGAATATGGCATATCATACCACTGCTGTTGGTTTAGGTATCGGTGCTGATGTAAGTACAGAACTAAACTATATTGCAGAAAAAGTATCTCATTTAGCAACCTCAATGATGTCTATGGGTGCTGTTGTTATTGATAACAATGGTGTCTATGAACTTCTTGATAATAATTAAAGGAGGTTTAAATGGCTTATAGTGCAAGTGGCTTACACAGAATTGGTGGAGCAAGTGGTGTTAACTTATGGATTTATCAAACTACAGATACAATAGCTACTGTAAACTCAGCAGGTTATTTTACTGGTGAATCTATAAATATGTTAAATGTTCGTGACTTGGTAATTGTGCAAGATACGAATACACCAACAACTAACTTTGTAACTGTCTTATCAAACAATGGTACTACTGTAGACGTTTCAGATGGTACTGCTGTTGCAGAAACAGACGGAGATTAGGAGTAGGGGGAGCAATCCCCCTATCTTTATATGGCAAGTACAGTAGCAAATTCAGCAATAGATATAGCATCAAGAGCCTTAGTTCTTATTGGTGCAGAACCTATTACTTCATTTGACTCTTCTAGTACTGAAGCCTTAGTAGCAACTAATATGTATGAGGATACAGTTAGAGCCATGTTGTCTACAGCAAGATGGCGATTTGCTACAGAACAAGCTGTACTCAATCAATTATCTGATGTACCTACTGGCAGATTTGATATAGCACATCAATTACCTGCAAACTTATTAGTATTACATGGTGTAACTATAAATGATAATTTAATAGAGTTTACAGTATATGGTGATAAAGTATTTAGTGATAGCACAACATCAGATACTTTAGTAGCAGACTTTACATTTAGAGCAGATGAAGTTGATTTTCCATCATATTTTTCATTAGCATTACAATATTCATTGGCATCTATCTTTGCTACATCAATAGCTAGAGATGATAACTTGATGCAATTAATGGAAACAAAAGCTAATTTATTAATGGCAAAAGCTAGAAACATAGATGCACAGCAACAGACAACAAGGAAATTAGTAACGTCAAGATTTATTTCTAATAGGAGAAGTTAAATGGCTAGAGTAAGAGTGCCATTAAATAACTTTCAGTTTGGAGAGATAAGTCCTTCTTTGACATCTAGGACAGATACAAAAGTATATACTAATGCAGGTGAGCAGGTAAGAAACTTTTTTATTAGATCTGAAGGTGGATTAAAAAAAAGAACTGGTACAAAAAGATTACATAACTTCGGTAGTAATCCTGCATTTACAGCACTAGCTAGTCTTAGACAAAGTGTAAGAATAGAACCATTCATATTTTCAGATGATGAAAAATATATAATAGCATTTAGCAATACACGAATAGAGATATTTCAGATTAGTCCTAGTGATGGCACTGTGTCATCTATACAGTCGCTTACTAGTCAATCATGGTTAGTCAATACAACATCAGCATCATATCTTGAAGAGATTACTTTTGCACAGCAAGGTGATCTTATGTTTATATGTCACAATACATTTCAAACTAGAATATTAGAAAGAACTGGTCTTACTACATTTACTGTATCTACATTTAACTTTGATACATCAAGAGATGGTAATGATATATTTCAGCCATACTTTAGTTTTCAACCATTAGGTATGACTATAACTGCAAGTGGCACTACTGGTAGTGTTACTCTTACAACGTCAGCAGATTATTTTGTATCTAGTCATGTAGGTGTCGATTTATTAGTAGGTGAAACAAGATGTCGAATAACTGGATTCACAAGTGCTACACAAGTAACTGCAACTGTAGGTGGCACATTAAGACAGCAACTTGAGATAGATAGTATTAAAACTTTTGAGGGTAGTGGCACAGTAAGAGTAACAAAAGCCTTACATGGTTTAGCTGTTGGTGCATCAGTTACTTTTGAGAGATCAGGTGCAGTAGGTGGTATAGCTAATACGAATATAAATGGTGCAAGAACTATTACTGCTGTTCCTGATGAAAATACATTTGAATTTACAGCAGGTAGTAGTGCTACTGCTACATCTAGTGCTATAGGTGGTGGTAGTCCTCGCATTGTAACTGGTGCGGCTACCACTGAGTTTAGTGAGCAAAGTTATTCTGCTCTTCGTGGTTATCCTGCCGCAGTTACATTTCATCAAAATAGACTTTGGTTTGGTGGCACTTTATCACAGCCTGATGGCATATGGGGTAGCAAGTCAGGTTTATTTTTTAACTTTGATATAGGTGATGCAGAAGATAATGATGCTCTTGATCTTACTGCTAATGTTGGTGAGATCTTTTCTATAAGACATTTAGTATCTAATAGAGATTTACAAATATTCACTACTGGTGCTGAGTTGTTTATTCCTACTGTTGCTAACAAACCAGTAACACCTGCTAATGCACAGATTAGAAGGCAGACACCTTTTGGATCTAGCTTTGTAAAGCCTACAGTATTTGATGGTGCTACTTTGTTTATACAGAAAACTGGTAGTGCATTGAGAGAGTTTTTATTTACAGATGCAGAAAGTGCATATACATCTGTGGCTGTATCAGGTCTTGCACCACATCTTATACTAGATCCAGTACAGCAAACATCTATCAAAGGTGCATTGAATAGAAGTGAGTCTTATGCTTTTCTAATAAATAATGATGGCACTATAGCTGTGTTTTATTCTGTAAGAGGGGATCAAAAAGCAGGTTGGAGTTTGTGGGATACACAAGGATTATGGCATAGTATATGTGCAGTACATGAAAGATTGTTTGTAGTTTGTGCTAGAGATGATGGCTCAGGTACAACTAAGTTGTTTTTAGAAGAGTTCCAAGATGATATGCCTATGGATTTTTGTAATACATTTAGTGGAAGTGCTAGTGTGTTTGGAAGTTTAGGTTCGCATTTTGCAAATAATGCTGTGGTTAAAGCAACAAATGGTAATGATTTCTTAGGAGAGTTTACAGTAGCAAGTGCAGAAATAGATGCTAGTGCTGTAAAGAGTGGATTAAGTCAGGCATTTATAGGATATGCTTTTACTCCTACTCTTAAAACTTTACCAATAGATGCGGCTATACAAGGTGGACCTTTAACTGGAGAGCCTAGACAAATACCTAAAGTCATATTAGATTTACATTCAACACTTGCTGTAAGTGTGCAAGGACCAAGTACAACATCAACGAGTAGAGATTTGGTTATAAGGAATACAACAGATACTGTAACTGGTGGTTTTATGGAAAGATCTGCTGTAACTGGTAAAGAAGAGTTTAGATTATTAGGATATAGTCGTGATCCTAGAGTTATAGTATCACAGTCTTTTCCTTTGGATTTACAGATTAATGGAATGATAGTAGAGGTGGCATTTTAATGGCAAACCCTTTTTTAATAGCGGCGGCGGCTATACAAGGTATAGGTTATATGAGTGCGGCAAGAGGTGTAAAAGCTGAAGGTGCATTAGCTGTAAGAAATCTTAAATCTCAAGCTAAGTATAGACAGTTACAAGGTATACAAGAACATAATCAAATCATGGCACAACTACAAACATTTAAAGATACAAATCAAAGTCTTGCAGGTGTAATGGGTAGAGATGAAGGTAGTGATAGATCATTGAAACGATTAAGAGAAAAAGCAAAAGAAAATAATGCAGTTACAGTAGCAAGAGCAAATGTACAACTAGGAGCAGATCTTTCTAAGTTTTCACAACAACAACAAATGGCAACATTAAAAGCAAGAAATCTAAGTAGAGCATATAGATATAAAATGTTTAGTTCTTTTGCTACAGCAGGATACCAAGCGAGTATTACATAACATGGTAGAATTTATAAAATCAAAACAAACATCATTTGTAAATAAACCAGTAGGTATAGTACAAGCTGACACTGGTGCAACATCACTAGGTAATGCCATAGCAGATTTTGGTAAAACATTACAAAATATAGCTTTTACAGAAGCTAAACGAGATGCCATTACCTCAGATATTGAAACTGCAAAAACGTTACCTATTATTGATAGACATGGAAACTTTACATTTGAAAAAGGTAACTTTTCAAAAGTTGGAGAAGTTAAAGCTAGATCTATATTAGAAGCAAGATATGCAAATAAATTAATGAATCTTGCAAAAGAAAAGTTTAATACACTGCATCAAGCCTATGCTTTAGATAAAGATGGATTTGATGAAGCCTCTAAAGATTATATCAAAGGTCATGTAGATAGTTTTAAAAAGAATGGAATGGAAAGTTTTATACCTGCTTTTCTATCCAAGATAGAACAACAAGCTGTGTATCATAGTAATAAAATATTTAATGATGTAGCTGACGAAGAAGAACGTATAGCTATGGAAGATGTAAAAATAGCTATTGATGATGAAGTAAGAACATTAGAAGCACTTAATTATAATTTAAGAAATATAAGTTTAGGTGAAAATATTGAAGAAGCAGATGATTTATCAGCAGATATCAAAGAAACAAATAATTATATTGAATCTGCTATTCAGCAACTTAAAGGTAAAAAGTATGGTTTGAAAGCACCTGCTATAAATGAAATTAGACGTAAGATGAAAATATATAGTGCTAGTGGCATATTAAATCAAATCATAGATAAGAATCCTACTGATGATAAAGCAATAAAAATTATGGAAAATGTAATTCAAACTGGAAAAGTATCACCAATACAAGAAGCATATTTAAGGGTAAGTAAAAATAAAATTAATATGGAAGATATGCAGTATCTAGCAGGTTTAAATAAACAGTTTGGCTTTAGTTATTCAGATAGAGATTACATTACAAGATATTTAAGTAATAGAGCAGGAGATGCTGCTAAAGAAAATCTTAATCTTGCAGAAATGTATGAAGCACAAAAGTTTAAAAATTTAGTTGAAGGTATTGGTGTTCATAAAGATACTGAAAATAATCGTAAAGGATTGAATCAAGGCATATCTATGATTATAGGACAGCCATTAACAATACAATCTTTATTAAAAATGGATAAAGGACAATATGAAAAAACAATCCAATATTTAAAAAAGAATACAGTACTGCCTTCAACATTAGAAAATTTATTTACGAATACTAGACCTTTAGCAATATTTGGTAATATGTCATCACAAGCAAAAACAAATGCGGCTGAAAGAATATATGATCTTTGGAATCAAATAGGTTTTGATGCAAAAGGTAATGCTAGATATCCTAACAAGTATAAAGCAACATATGAAAGATTTAATGATATAAAAGATGTTGTTGATATTGTAGGTAGTGAGGGTATTCTTGATGCTTTTGAAATAGCAACAGCTTTACCTGAAACTTTAGAAAAAATGAATCTTGCAATATCATCTTATTCTTCTGAGTTTGGATTAGATGAAAACTCAGAGGCAAAAGATGTTATAGAAAGTGTATTAAAAAGCAGTGATATTCCTCCTGAGTTTTTTGGTGATTACAAAGAATATATTAGATATAAATTATATAAAGGTACAGTAACAACACCAAATGGTACAGTAGTACGATTAGATAAAAAAAAGTTTATAGAAAGTTTAAATAGTACATTTCGTAATACTATGGAAATAGATGATGGTATAGTATTTTCTTTATATGGTAATAGACTTGGTATACATAATCCACACAGTTACATAATGAAATATAAAGATGATGCAAGTCGTAAATTCTTTTTACGTCATGTACAAAACAGATTAGATGTTGAAAATAACTATGTAGAAAATGAAGCAGGTGATCTTATATCTAATAAACGTCAACTTAATATTGGTGATAATGTAGCATTAATACCAGACTCTCGTAATAAAGGTGCTAGTCGTATGTCATTTATTGTTGCAGATATAACTACAAAGCAACCTATTATGTCACAATATGGCACATATATTACAATAGATACTGATGATGTAGATTTTGAAATGTCTATGAAAGCAGATGAAACTAAAAAAAGAATATTAGAAAAGAATTATCATAGTGTCACAATAACAGAGCCACAAATAAAAGATATTATAAATATATTAGATAATACAAGTCCACCACCATCTATGGTTAAAGGATTTGGAGAACAATATTATGGTGTAAATCCTACTCTTGATAAAGCACTAGAAGATGCAGGATACAACCCTATGAATAATTTAATAAACGATCAAAAGTTTGTATCTGAAAATATACCACCAAGAGAAAGTCCTATAGCAAAAGGTATATCATATTTATTAGATCTCATAGGTGTAGACACTAATGTTACTTTAAATAATCAGGATTTACCTGAATTACAAAATACTGGTACTACAAATCCTGCTTGGAAATTTATTTATGATGAAGTTATAAGAGATCCATCTTTAAATAAAGCAACTAAAAATCAATTAGAAAAAGTATTTGATGAAAGTGATTCTATAGATGTTCAAGATGATTTTGTTCGTAATGTAAAATATGTTGCAGGACATGAAGGGTATGATGGCACAGCTTATGTAGATGGCACTGGTAAAAATGCTACTATATCTTTAGGTGCAGGTTTAAATGTTAAGTTTATTACAGATGCACAGATGGCTATGATTAGTCCTAAAGGTCAACAAGCAATAAAAGAAATAAGACAACTAATGAAAACTGATATGACTCTTGAAAGAATAGCAGAAGCTATAGATGAAAAGTATGGCACTATTATTAAAAAAACTGAATCAGATGCAATATTTACTGCAAAGATGACAGAAAACTATAAACAATTTGTAAAAGATTTCCCTAACTTTGCTTTAGTTTCTGTAGAAAAACAGATGGCTATGTTAGATCATGCTTATCAAATGGGATATGGTGAAGGTGAGTTTGTTGAATATTGGAGAAATATAACAAAGGCTTTGAATACAACTAATCCTGAACATAGAGCTTTTTATTTTCAAAGAGCAGGGTCACATTTAATTTATAACTATGAAAAAGACGATCAAAATATATTTGATGGTAACTTTGTAACTGGAAGAACTATATTATCAACACAGACAGAGGATAGAGTGTTTGATAGAGCATCATTGTTTGGTTTTCATGCTGATGCAAGAACACCATTCTTTAAAAGAAAAGCTAAACAAATATATAAGGCAGTAACTAAATAATGTCAGATTTAATATTTAGACAACAAGATTTTAGTAAAGAGTTTACACCTGATTCATTAATAAACTTTAAACCTATTTATAGAAGTTTAGCTAATAATGAAGGAACATCAGATCCTACGTTTATGGAATCTATGGTGTCAGGACTAAAGTATCAGTGGTTGCCATTAACAAATAGAACAGTAGAGTATTATAATTTTTCTGATGTTGAACAAGATCCTGCATTTGATTTTAAACAACAGATGGTTGCAGATAATGCTTATGCTTATGCAGATGAATTAGCTAGATCAAAAAACTTAGATCATTATAATTATATTTTAAATGACATAAAGGCAATAGAACAGAATAGAACTATATATGATAGAGCAGGTTTCGGTGGTGCTTTAGTGGCAGGTGTTCTTGATCCACTTAATATAGCTTTTATGTTACCAGTATTTAATGTAGGTGTGAGAGCGGCTTGGTCAGCAAAGTCAGCTTTTGGTGTAGGTAAAGAAACAGCTAAGTTAGGTGCATTGTTTGGTGTTGGTAGTGAATTGATTCGTGCGCCATTTGATCCATTTAATACACCTGCTGAAGTAATAAGTAATGTTACAGCTAATACTGTTTTTGGTGGTTTGCTTGGTGGTGGCACTAGGGGTGTAGCTAATTCATTTGGTGCTATTAAAACAAGAATACAGAATAGAAAGAATCCTTTAAAAAATGAAACAGATATTGATACTATTAAAGGTAAATATGCAGATTATATGGGTGAAGAAGGATTAGCTAAAAATGCTTTTGATAAATATAACTTTATAAATCATTTTATACCTGCTCGTAGAATACAAAGTTATGTGTATCGTGATGGTAAAGATGCTAAAGAAGCACCTAGTTATGTAAGAGCAATCCATGCAGGTATTGCATATAATGGTGTTACACCACTAAAGAAAAACTTTCTAGGTCAAGGTGTGCAATCAGTCGATATGGCACAAACACAATATGGTGCATTAGGTTTACAAGTTGAAGTTGAATGGCGAAAGCTATTAAATGAATTTTATACTAAAACAAAAGGTACTGGTACTATTGCAGGTTTAGATTATCGTAGCACAGCTACATCTTTGAAGAGAAGGTTTGGACAAGAAACAGAAACATATGTAAATCATGCTACTAATTTAAATGCTAAGCCACCTACATATGATGAATTTGCTCAAGAGATTATAGATCTATCTATATTAAATGGTAATCCTGCTTGGAGTAGAAAATATTATGATAATATACCTGAGTTCAAAAAAGTGGCAATGAGAAGGCTTGAAGATTTTTTAAGAGATATAGATCAACGAGCGCAAGATGGTAATTTATTTCATGACAGAACTGTAATTAAATCAAATGTAAAACAATTTGAAACTGAATTAAAAGATTATCCTAAACGTATTACTGCTGAAAAAGATCCAGTAATGAAAGAGATATTGAAATTAAATTTTGCACAATTAAAAAAGAAAATTAAGTTTTACGAAGAGTATAGACCAACAAGAGCAAACTATAAGTTTCCATTATATTATAATAAAGAAATGCTTATAGCAGATCCAAGTAAACAAGAAGAACTTGTTAGAATATTTATGGAACATTTTATTGAGCAAGGTAAGGTTACTAGGTGGCAAGAAGCACAAAATAGCTATGTTGATGTTGGTATTGCTAAGACTATAAAAGGTAGACAGAATGCTAGAAAGTATGCAGAAGAAATAGTAGATACTATTCTTGAAAAAGGTGATGATCCTTATACTTATGGTGAAGGCATTGGTAAAGGTAAGCATTTGTTGATGCGTGTTACTGATATACCTGAGTGGAAAGTCATGGACTTTCTTATTCGTGATCCAAAGATTATGACAGAGTATTCTAAGAAAATGGGATTTCGTATTGAATTTGCTAGACGTTTTGGTGATGAAGATATTGGTAGCCTTATTAAAGGTATGGAAGTTAGAATGAAAGCTGACAAATATACTGATAAACAAATAGCTGAAATTAAATCTGATTTTCTTGCAGACTTTGAAAGAGTTGCAGGACAAATGACACGAGAGCCTCATAGATGGGATACTGCATTTACTAGAAATATAAAAAGAGTTGGTGGTATGACATATTTGTATGGTGCAGGTATATCATCATTTACTGAAACTATTGCTATGCCTATATTTGAACATGGCTTTGGCAAAGTATTCAGGGGTGTAGTTCAGGCTTTTGATGGTAACTTTGATAAGATGAAGATGAATGCTAGAGATCTTATGCACATGGGTGAAGCATTGGAGATGATTAGACCTACTGCACATCACAGAATGTTGCATGATAATCTTAGACCAGTACAAGTTGGTAGAGTTGAGAAGGGGTTAGAACAAGCAGAAAATTGGTTTTATAAAGCGAATGGTTTAGCACCAATTACTTCTATTGGTAAACTAGTTGATGCGGCTATACGAGTGCCAAAGTTTTATGAGCAACTAAAAAACTATGGAAAGAATGAGTTTGATGTTATTGAACTTGCAAGATATGGCATTGATGAAAAGTTAGCTAAAGATATTCTTACAAAAGGTGCATGGCAAGAAACTGATACTGGTATGCCACTATTAAATATAGGTGGTTGGGATACTTCATCAAAAGCGGCAAGAGAATTAAAGTCAAAAGTAATAACGTATTTTAATACTGCATCAAGAAATACTATTATTCATGCTACTGCATTTGATAGACCAACAATGATGGATGGATTTGTTTACAAGAAATGGAGACCCTACATGAGAGCAATGGGCATAGAGCCAGACCCAAGAGCATCAGTAGGAAAAAGAGCAGATGGTACATATTCTTTTCCAGTAGCAAGACTAGAGTCAGGTACAATGGCAATGCCATTTCAATTCTATAACTTTGCATTTGCGGCACACTCAAGAGTTCTTGGTGCATTGATAGATCCTGCTAAACAAAATAGATTAGCAGGTGCAATATCACTTATGGCTATGAGTTACGTAACACTATCACTAAAGAAACCTGATTGGTGGTTTGAGAATAAAGACTATCCTGAATTATTAATGAGAGTTGTAGATCATTCAGGTGTTACTGCTTTATATGGTGATTTATTTTATCATGCTTTGAATGTGGCAGTTGCCAGTGGCATACATGATCCTGATGATTCTTGGTTAAAAGGTAGATATAAAGCTGATGGGTGGGATACAGCATTTGGTTTTGCAGGTGCAAGTCCTTCTATGATTAGAGAATGGGTTGTTGGTGCTAATGATTTACTAAATGATAGAACTGAAGAAGGTATGAAAACTTTATCTTATAATTTACCAATATTGCAGTTATTAAGTCTTGATGATGATTTTAGATCTTTAGCTGATGAAAAAGAAAGATATAGATATTAATAGACATTTGTAACAAAAACTAGTAAAGGTAAGATATGACTATAGCTTTGAGTGCAAATACACCACGAGTGAGTTACACAGTAAGTCAGGGAGCAACTCAAACCTCATTTGCTGTACCATTTGTGTTTTTTACTGCATCAACAGACTTAAATGTTTTTGTTGATGGTACTGAACGTACCTTTGATGCAAGTACAAGTAATACTTCATTATATACTGTAAGTGGTGGCAATGGTTCTACTGGAACTGTAACAACATCTGTCACTGGTGCTACTGGTGGCAGTACAGTTGTCATCACTCGTGATATACCTTTATCAAGAACTACAGACTTTCCAAGTTCAGGTGCTTTTGAAATATCAAAGTTAAATACAGAGTTAGATACTGTGACTGCAATACAGTCAGATTTTAATGACTCAGCTTCACGGGCAATAAGGTTGCAGGAGTTTGATGATGCAGTATCTATGGAATTACCATTACTTGCATCAAGAAAAGGTACAGTATTAGGATTTAATGCTACTACTGGAGCGGCTGAAGCAGGACCAACAATAGCAAATGTAAATAGTTTATCAGCTATTACCGCAAATATTAATACAGTTGCAGGTATTAGTGGCAATGTTACTACAGTAGCAGGTATAGATAGTAACGTGACTACAGTTGCAGGAATATCAGGTAATGTTAGCACAGTAGCAGGTATATCTAGTAATGTTACTACAGTAGCAGGTAAAGCCTCATTGATTACATCTGATTTTGCCGCAGATATGGCACTAATTGATAGTACATTTGTAAGTAAGATTAACTTAGTAACAAGTGATTTTGTTACAGATATGGCGGCAGTAACATCAGATTTTATTGCTGACTTAAATACACTAGCAACAACTGCAATAGTTGCTGATCTTGATTTATTGGCTACATCTGATTTTGTATCTAATCTAAATGCAGTAGAGGGTATCAAAGCTAATGTAACTACAGTAGCAGGAGTTGCAAGTAATGTTACTACAGTAGCAGGTATTGCTAGTAATGTAACTGCAGTTGCAGGTGATGCAAGTGATATAGGCACAGTAGCTAGTGCCATTAGTAATGTTAATACAGTGGCTAGTGCAAATAGCAATATATCTACTGTTGCAAGTGCAAATAGTAATATATCAACAGTTGCAGGAGCAATATCAAACATTAATACAGTAGCAGGTGCAAACTCAAATATATCTGCTCTAAATGCTTCAGGTGTTATAAGTAATATTGCTACAGTTGCAGGTGCAGTAAGCAATGTAAATAGTGTTGGTGGATCAATAGCTAATGTAAATACAGTAGCATCTAATTTATCAGGTGTGACAAGTTTTGCTGAAAGATATAGAGTAGGTAGCAGTGACCCTTCTTCAAATAATGATGCAGGCGATTTGTTCTTTAATACTTCTGATAATACATTTAAATTTTTTGATGGAAGTTCATTTCAGGCAGTAAATGTAACTGGCATAGGAAATATTGTTGAAGATACCACACCTCAACTAGGTGGTAATCTTGACGGACAAGATAAGAATATAACAACTACTGGCACATTAAGTAGTGGTGCTTTAACTGTAACTGGTGATTTAGTATTAAATGATGGTTCGCCAAACATAAGAATTAACGATACTGATGTAAGCAGATTTACTGATATACTTTATGGCACAAGAGTTCTTACATTTAGAAATACTATGGCTAGTGGCGAAGATATGGATACCGTTGAGCCTAGTATGGTATTTTCATTTCAAGATGATAGTGAAACAAGAACTGCTTTAACCATAGATCATGATGCAAACTTACTTCTTGGTGACAATAGCAGGATTAAACTTGGTGCATCTCAAGATTTAGAAATTTATCATGATGGTTCTAACTCTATAATAAAAGATTCAGGCACTGGTAATTTACAAATACAAGCTGATGATTTTAAAGTTATGAATACTGCTGGAGATGAAAATATTTTATTTGGTGCTGAAGATGGTGTAGTAAGACTTTTCCATAATAATGTTACTAAATTAGAAACTAGTTCAAGTGGTATAACTGTTACTGGCTCTGTAGTTTCAGACACAGGATTTTCAATAGGTAATCTTGCTGTTCTTGGACAAGAAATAGATGTTTCAAGTGGTAACTTAACTGTAGATGTAGCAGGTGCAATTATTCTTGATGCTGATGTTGGTAATGTTCAAATACATGATGCAGGCACAGAAATTGGTCGTTTTGCTAATTCAAGTAGTGATTTTGTCATTAAATCAGCAGTTTCAGATAAAGACATAATATTCAAAGGTAATGATGGTGGCTCAGAGGTAACTGCACTTACTCTTGATATGTCAGATGCAGGAACTGCTACATTTAATCATGATGTAATTATTGGTAATGATAACAAAATAAGTTTTGACTCAGGACAACTAGAGATAGGAACAGATGGTGTAAACTCATTTATTAGAGAAACTGGTGGGTCAGGTAATTTAGTCATATCAGGACAGACTATAAGATTATCAAAAGCTGATGGCACGATTATGCTAGATGCGTTTAATGATGATAAAGTAGATATTAGATTTAATGGTGCTACTAAATTTGAGACTACTAATACTGGTGCAAAAATTACTGGAACACTCAATGCAACAAGTGGTTTTCAAGTTAACGGTTCAGCACTTGTTACTGGTAAAGTTTTACAAGTTGTAGAATCTTCAATAACTGGTGTAGCAACAACATCTTCTAATAGTTTTGTTCAAGCTCATTCTATAAATATAACACCATCATCAACAAGTAGTAAGGTTTTTATTACTTGTAGTATGAGTTATAACTTAGGTGGTACTAATACAAGTGGTGAATTTGCATTTGAATTAAGAAGAGATAGTACTGCTATAGCAAATACAACTGCAAAAAGAGATAGTGGAAGTATAAAAAGAAATGCTTCGGAATTTGTTAAACTGGATAGTCCTAGTACTACAAGTCAAGTTACATATTCAATTAATATTAAACGATCCAGTGGCAGTGATGGATTGAATTATAATGAAGGTGGCGAAATATCAACAATGGTTGCAATGGAGATAGCTGGATAATGCCATATTTTAGAGCAGATGCAATACATGCACTTAGACCAAATGCAGAATGGAACATGAGTAATGATGTTCTTGATTGGAAAGACACATCACAGACAGAACCAACTGAAAAAGAAATAACAGATAAAATGGCAGAGTTAGAATCTGGCTATCCAATGAATTTACTACGTCAAGAAAGAAACTTTAGATTGTCATTGTGTGATTGGACACAAGTAACAGACAGTAAATTATCTGACAGTAAAAAAGCTGAGTGGATAACTTATCGTCAGGCACTTAGAGATTTAACGTCTACGGCTGATCCTAAAGTTGTAGATGGTATATTAACAAACGTAACATTTCCAACTGAACCAACTTAAAAGGATAGCTATGACTGAACAAACAAACGTAATTAATATTGATGGTAAAAAGTATAATCAAGAAGATTTATCTATAGAGCAAATAAGATTAGTAACTAAGGTTGCTAAGTTTCAAAAGCAAGCTAATGATCTTAAAGATGCTTTTGAAGATGCCAATATATTACATCAACAATATCTACAAGCATTAAAGACTTCACTTAGCAATGATGAAACTACTAAGGCTATGGAAAACTCAAAGGCTAGTTAATGGAGTTAGATTTAGTGTGGAATATAATCATTACACTTATCATCATGCCATTTGCTTGGGCATTTAATAAGATGTTTGCAGAAGTCAAACGTCTACAGATATTACTTAATAAAACAAGAGAAGAGTACGCATCTAAAGAAGATCTGCGTGATACATCAGGTCGTGTCATGGAAGCATTGCATAGACTAGAAGATAAACTAGATAAGGTTCTTAATGTGAGGTGACATTGTGCTTGAAATGTTAATGGTCGCAAATAGTGCCTTCGCAATTATAAAACAAACACTTGAAAATGGTAAAGATATAGCTTCAGCAGGATCTGCAATCTCTAATTTTGTAGGTGCTGAAGAGAAACTTAGACAAGATCTTCATAAAAAAAAGAATAGTATCTGGACTAATATGCTTGGCAAACAAGACAATGATCTTGAAGAGTTCATGGCACTGGAACAGATACGAGTCAAGCAAGAGAAACTACGAGAGTATATGCAGTTATATGGTCGTGCTAATCTATACAAAGATTACGTTCAGTTCTGTGCTGAAGCTCGTAAATCTAGAAAAGAAGCCGCAGATAAAGCACAAAAACGTAGAGAAGAAATCAAAGATCTTTTTTTAAAATTTATTTTAATTATACTTATAACCACTTTACTTGCAGGTGTAGCTACAGTACTTGCAGTAATAGCTAAGAAGAAAGGTATAATATGACAGCATTTATGTTAGCTTGTTACCTAAATGGTGTGGCACAAGGTGGCATATACTTTAGAAATGTCACTGACTGCACATTCTATACTAAATATTTAAGTGAACAAACATATGATAGTGCTACTGGTGAGAACGTAACATATAATTGCATATGTAAACTTGTACCAAAAGTAGATGAAAAGAAAGTGAGGGTATACTAATGATACAAGCATTGATAGGACCAATAGCTAATCTTGCAGGTTCATGGTTTGAAAACAAGATTGCTAAAACAAAAGCTGATGGTCAAGCTAAAGTTGCAGAGGCAAAGGCTCGAGCTTCTGTCGCTGAGAAAGTTGCCGCAGGTGAGGTGGCTTGGGAAGGCAAGATGGCAGATGCTTCCAATGATTCTTGGAAAGATGAATTTGCTTTGGTTGTCCTACTTGCTCCTGCCATACTGGTCTTTATACCCAGTATGAGAGAGTACGTCAAAGAAGGTTTTGCTGTACTTGCTGATCTACCTGACTGGTATCAATACTTATTATATATAGCTGTATCTGCAAGTTTTGGTATTAAAGGTGTAGGTCAAGCGGCTAAAATGATAAAGGGTAAGAAGTAATGGACATAGAACAATTCAGAGAAGAACTAAAACGAGATGAAGGTGTTAAGAACGAGATCTATCTAGATCATTTAGGTTTACCTACTTGTGGCATAGGACACCTTATCACTGAATGGGATACAGAATATGGTGCTGATGTTGGCACACCAGTAACAGAAGAAAGAGTTAATGAACTTTTTGAAAAAGATTTATCTGTCACTATTGAGGAATGTAAACATATCTATCAAGACTTTGATGTGCTACCAGTCAAGGTGCAACATATTGTGGCAAACATGATGTTCAATATGGGCAGACCAAGACTCTCTCGATTTCACAAGATGAAAAAAGCAGTCGATAATCGTGACTGGAATGAAGCCGCACTACAAATGCAGGACTCTAGGTGGTATAATCAAGTACCTAATAGGGCAGATAGACTTGTTCAAGAAATGAAAAGTGTCAGTGAATAGACGATATTCTAGGGTACAATCATACTAGAGGGGGTGCTTTCCCCCTCTGTATGAGGCTTAAATCAAGAGTTTTTTTACTACTTCCTGTTAATCAGGTGGCAAATCAGCTTGATTAGTAATATTTTGCAATTACTATACCATTTACGACTAACTGCCATAAATCTTTAGCCTTATTCTTTTTTCAGGTGAAGTCTTATAGTTATATAACTTCTCAATATTAAGAATAAAATCATTACGACTACCTTGATTAGTAAGTTTAGATGAAAAGTTTTTCAGCTTATTTTCAAAGATACTCCAAACAAATACTGGATCATTCATTACAGAGATCATGGCACGGATAAATGACACTTTCCTATAATGCTCAAAGTATTCACCAACATAGTCAATGCAGGTGGCAGTCTTTTTTGCTTTCTCTAAATCATGAATAACAAACTTACCTTCCTTAAACAATTTCATATCATGAGTATTGCAGTACCCTTTGCCATTTAACATGGCTAGTGAGTCTGACACACTGAAGCCATAGGTTCTGACAAACCATTCAAGGCTTACATAATCAGGAACTTCTAACTTGAAGTGCGACATCATATACTCGTGCATAGTCCATTTTCTATTGACAGAGTTTAGCTTTCTAATATCTGTTAAACTTAAGCCATCTTTTATTATATATGCTACTGGCTTATCCAATGCTTTATATGCTTCGAGTCTATGCTGACCATCACATACTTCCATCTTTTCATTGACAATAATAGGTATTTCTAAATCTCGTTCATCTATCTCAGTGGACAGATCTTTTACGTGCTTATTAACTATATCTCTATTGCCTTTGAGATAGCTAAATATACTATAATCAGTAGTATAGTGAACTTTATTTT